TCGTTCTCCTTCAGGTGTGAATGGAGTTCTAGTAGCTAAAGTCAACAAATCACTGAGTGTTTCTCCAATCCCGCCACCTGCTCTAAGTGCAACAACACCACCGCCCTGAAAACCATCCATACCTTTCATGCTGGATTCAGAAGCCATTTTCTGGTGTGCTTTTGTCCTAATGTCATCTTCAAAAGTTTGTTGCTCTGCCGTAAACCTAGCTTCTACGTCTTGTTTTTCTTCGGCTGTAGGTGCATTAGCTAGACTAGCTTCGTAGTCTCTATACGTTTTAATATAGTTATCTATATCTTTAGCCTCTGCATCTTGAGAAGCAGCACTGGGTTGTCCTTGGGGTATAGGTCTGTCACCCAGTATTGGAGCGCCTTTCTTAAATCCAATAATCCCACCGTCAGACATACGCATATTTGGTGCGGGTTGGCTTGGTATACCCATAGCCTGTCGTTGCATGGCCTGTTGATCGCGTGCTGCTTTTTGAGCAACTCCGGGCATGATGGCACTTATAGTATCGTTCCGAGCAGAAGTAGCATTTTGTTGATTCAACCGTTGTAATTCGGTCTGGTTGGAACCACTGAACATAGCCTTTATTGCGTTATTAGCTTCCGCATTCTGGTTGGCAAGAAGTTGTGCAGAGATTAGGTCTAAGACTGATTGTGACTTCCCGTAACGTTGCATTGCAGCTTGTGGGTTACCGTTAGCTGCATCTATCCGCGTTTGTATTTCTTGGTCTATACCAGCCATTATTACTCTCCAAATAAACCTAAAGTATCCAAGAACCCTAAAATACCACCCGAACCGCCCATAAAATTAGAAAGACCGGAAGGTTCAGCGTATTGATATTCCTGAGTACTGATAGGAAGTCCCTGCAATAGAGATTGCATGTACTGTACTTGTTTGTATGGGTAGTCGCGCTCTTGTTCAAATTGACGTAAATCAGCAGTAATTCCTGCCTGTTCAATGTCTCTTTGTTGTGCCCCTCCCCTACCCATTGCGTCTAAAGCAGTTAATCCGTAATTACGTTCTTTATCAAACATATCAGTCGCTTTATCATAAGCTGTTGCGTAACCTTGCGCTGTTATGTCTCCGATTCTATCTAGGGCGCGATTCTGTAAACCTGCTTCAGCTACAGCCTGTCGTCCACCTCCATACCCCCCTGCTTTAGCGTATTGGCTTTGCAGGTTCTGTTGTGCTTTTGCTGTTTCTTCCCCTACACGTCTTATTGTCGGATTAAGCGCAGCTTCAATGTAAGGGTTCATGTACTGAGAAACAGGACTTGCAGAGCTTGCAGCCGCTCCCGGCAAAGGTACACCACTTGCCGCATCTTGTGCGGTTGGGATAGTAGGTGCTTGTCCTGTAAAAGAACCTGTCATGGTAGCGGAAGGAACGGCCAGCCCTGCTAACCCTTGAAACATTTGGTTTTGCAAGGAAGAAGGGCCAGCCGTGAGTGGGCCTTGGTATGCGGTGTAAGGCATATCGGCTAATGCCGCGCCTTTCCCTAACATCTCTGACACATAAGGGCCAGCGTATGGGGATAAAGAAGATGATCTACCTAATAAGCTCATTATAAGTTCCTCAAGCAGGAAGTTTTTGCATAGGGTCTATTTCCGTACCTTGTTTGGTAGTTCCAGTACGGGATTCTCTTACCCTATCCATCATTGAATACAGTTGTTTTGCTCCAGCATCTGAGTTGCCATTACCTAAATGACTAACAACATCAGCAGGAACTACAAATTCTCCATCACTTAATGCGGCTGGTTGTGTTCCATCTATGTTAGCGGGTACGAGATCAGCCATACCGTCTGTAGGCCCACCTAAATAATAACTATCTAAAGCTCCACCTTGAGCTAATGTACGAGTAAGGTCTTTGAAACCACGAGAATTAGTATTGAAATTGTCCCGAATCTGATCTGCCGTAATACCTTCAAACTTAGGATCATTACTGTAATAAGCCGCGACTTCTTCAGGTGTGGTTCTACCTGCATCAAGTAAACGTACTATTAATTCTTCTTCTGTAAGCCCTTCTTGACCCATATAGTTTACAACGTCAGGAGGAGTAAACCCTCTGTTCCTTAACAAGTCTTCCGCAACATCTAATGTTCCAACATCGAATTTACCTGCTACCTGTGGAATATTTGCTTCTCCACTTTTTATTGCATCTACAACTGTGCCTATGTTATCTGATGAAGGTGTTGCCCCTGCCATTAAAAGATCATAGGCGCTAAGTGCAGGTGTAGCAGCAGGTGCAGGTGTAGCAGCAGGTGCAGGTGTAGCAGCAGGTGTAGGTGTAGTAGCAGGTGTAGGTGTAGCAGCAGCCGCTTCAGTAGTATCTATACCTCCACTTATTGCCCCTAATAATGCGTCTCCCGCTGCTTGTTGATCTGCTACTCGTTTTGCTTCAGCCGCTTCAGCGGTTCGCATTTGAGCACCACCTAAAAAGCTAGGCGCAGTAATAGATTCATTTGTATCGGGATCAGTATAAGTTTCTTGCCCTTGTGTAAAAGTAACGGGGTTAAAGTAAGACCTGCCCATACTTCCGGGTCTACGTGATGTGCCATCAGGGTTGACAGTGCTAAACGCATTGTCTCTTAAACCACGATTAGCAGTGTAATCAGGGATACCACCTGTGTATCCTTGGCTTCCGCTAGTATCTCCACCACCACTAGCAAGACCAAATAAACCACCCAATGCGCCACCAACAAGTCCTGATAGCTTTGGGTTATCTATAATTTTGTCAAAGATGTTAAATCCGGTGCTGCTTGAACTAGTATTTCCAATTACATTGTCTATGTCTTGATCGCTTCCCGGCAAAACTTGACTACCTGAAGCTCCGCTAAATTTTTTCACTTTCCCACCATTTGCGTAAATATAGTTTCTAAGGTCTTCCTCGTCTTCATCTTCGTCTTCTATAAAAGGTTGGGCTAAACTTCCTGCCATATCGTAGAAATATGGTATCTCAACTACATCTCCGGGGCCACCAGAAACAGTACGTGCTCCACTACCTGTAGGCATTCCACCGCCTCCACCACCGCCACCCCCAGCAGCGGGAGTAGAAGTAGAACTTACTTCTTCTCCAGTTTTAACAACTGGGGTCTTTTTCTCTTTAAAAGGGTCATCTATAGGGGTAAGTCCTAATTTAGCAACTTCCGGTTCAGGTATACCAACTCCGCCTAGTTTTGGTGCTTCCGGTTCAGGTATACCAACTCCACCTGTCTTTACAACAGAAGCCGCACTATCCGTGTCACTTGTAGGTGTTGTACTTGCACCGCCCGTTGGGTCTGTAGTTTTTACTCCACTACTGCTACCACTATCACTTGTCGGCTCTAATACTCCTGTGGTGTCTAGCGTGACTTTATCTTTGGTCTGGGTATCATCAGCAACATTTAACGCACCTGCTACCGTTTGAGCTGCACCTCCTAGACCCCCTGCTGCCTCTACCGCAGCTCTGGGTAAATCTAGTAACCCTATATCTCCGTCCATCAAGTCGCCCAAAACAGACCCCGCTGCACCTATTGGGCCGCCTAGTACTACAGGATTTCCACTAGAAGTTGTTCCTAAAGGAGTTGTTGGGACTTTCCCATCTTCCCCAAAAATATAAGTAGCGCCCGGAGCAAGGGGGTTAAAAGCTATGGAGGTATCTCCTAAAAGCTCATCTGCATCGTAACCAAAAAGACTTGTGTAAGCATCCAATGCTTTAAGTGCGCCTGTCCCGTATTTGTCTACTAATGCGTCAGCAGCACTTCCAAGTGCTCCACCTACTGTTGACCCCATGACTCCTGATATACCACGGGAAGTATCCACACTTTTTTCGTTTCCAAAACTATCAGTAACTGTAGCTGCTTCAATTTGTTCTCTACTTACATCTAAATCTACCAAGGCTTGTTTTGCTTTTTCTATGTCAGCAAATTGTTTTGCTGTTGTAGGTTGCGGCCCTAATACTAAGTTTGCGTATGTTTGTGCAGCGTTTATTTGAGCTTGTTCAGTTATGGCAGGTGCAGAACCTCCTATACTAGACATACCGCCCATAGACCCCATAGACCCTAAATCTACTAACCCTGCATCAACCAACGCATCCAGTGCGTCTCTGTTGGCATTTAAATCTATACCTAGATTTCCTTTTGAAGGCGTGCTTATTACAGAAGGTACATCGGCATACTTAGCGGGAACACCCGTACCAGCATAAGGAGCATCATCAGACCCAATATAGCTTCTGTCTCGAATAGCTCCTAGTAGTCTATCTAGCCCGTAATCCATAGCTACCTACGGTAAAGTTTCTGGGAGTGCTGAAATTAAAAACGCACTCACAATCGCTGATGGCACTACAGGTCTTGGGCTTGAAGCGGCCTGATGGTTAAGGCTTACGTCTGTATCACTAGTTGCCCACATAATCTCTATGTATTGCCCTGCTTGCACATCAATCGTAAAGTTATAGTTAATTGCGTCTATACTACCTGACCCAGACAACACATGCTGTTTGGCAGTATTAGTAACATCCGTACCACTTCTTTTTACCCAAACGTCAACTGTCTTGGCAGCGGCTGAACTACTGGTTAACTGAGCCGACACTTCAAAGTTGTAAACCCCTGAATGAGTTGGGGTTATTCGGGTATTAGACGCTACGCTCATGGCTTCGCCAAGATACGTGTTTTCAAACTGTATGGCATATGCAGTGCCCGTAGACCCTGCATTTTGATCGACTGTGGAGAAGAACTTACCATTCGGGGTGCTAATGAAACGACCCCCGTAATCTCCAGACAATAAGTTTACAGTATTTGTTAGGCCATTGAAAAACAAACGTAATATGTTGTTTAAGTCATCTAGGTAAGTACTTAGAGAGGTTTCTCTTGGAGCAACGGGAAGAGCTGGGTTAGTAACCTGATTTATAAGGTCGTTAGCCACTAGCCCCTCCTACCATCAGGACGCATCTCTAAACGTGGTATGCCTAGCTTCCAAGTAACTCCAGCCGCTGTGGACTCTAGCTTAAAAGACATTTGCCTACCCCGTACCCGTGTATCTACTATGCCAGTAAAAGCCTCAATAGGTGTCGTAGCTGTACGAGTAACAGTAGCGTTATCACTACCTCCTACTGAAGCAGGGCTATAGTAGCCAGACCCAGAATCTTTTAACGGTAATAAAGTAACAACAGCACTAGGAGAACCTGTGGTAGAACCTTCAAAGGTCAAATCAGGTAACATCTTGTTTATTAACATAAATCTGTCACCGTCATCCAAATCAAACTGGGAAGAGGTGATACTGGCTGTTATGGCTGCTGGAGTGCCTGTTTCGTTATCATCCACACCTTTCTCTTGATTGATTAATTTACCATCGAACGTAGCGGCTATTGGAAAGTCCCGTAAGTCAGAGTCTATCCACGCTGAACGTGACAACGTGCCGTAATACCAGATGTTTTCTACGTAGTTATACACAACATAACGGTCATTACGAGTCACCCCAGAGGAACAGTAAAACCACCATATTTCATCAAACTCTTCGTTTGACCCACATATAATTTGCTCTGCCTGTTCACTGTTAAAATCGTCAAATACATAGCTGCGTACCGAACAAGGCAGTGTTTTAACTGTACCATCGTAGTAATAGAACTTACTTGTGCCCATCCAATAGGCAATATTATTAGAGTAAACGGCTGCATTAGGGCTGGCTATGGTAATGTTAGACCCCAATAGGGTTGCACCCCACACCACAGGCGCACCTAGATATTGTAATCCATACATAGCCGAGTCAGTCCATACCAATATTTCTTGACGTGCTTGTACAGCCTGAATGATTTCCGTACCTTCGGAAAGACTGAGACTTCCCGCTTGATTAGTAGCGGTAGGGTTCCAATCAGCAATATCTTCTTGGTCAGACCACCGTAAAAGCATAGGGTCTAAAGTAGAACTACCTACGGCATTTACACCAAAACAAAAAGCAAACCTGAATACATCTGATACAAAAGCAATATTAGCCACAGTAGGCACTTGTGCTGCACCACCTAAAGAACTTACTAACACTCCTCTTGTAGTAACGCCACTACCTGCGTCCCAGTAATACAAAGCGCCGTTTCTATGGACAAAAAACAAGTCTTCCCCAAAGTTAGCCTGACTCCAAAGACGCATTCCAGCAAGAGTAGTGCCGCCTGTACCCCATGTGCCTGAACTCCATGTACCTGCACCCCACCCAGTAAACGGAACTTCTATTTCGTTTCCGGTATTAATTTGATAAGTACCTACAGTACTAGACCCTCCATTACCTGAGTCTCCCGCAGAAGCAGTAACTGTACTGCCAGAGGTGTCTTTGGCTTCTACGGTGTAAGAGTTATCATTTACTTTAGTTGCTATCTGGTACTCTTGGTTTAGAACAGCAGCCGTAATATTTCCACCCAAAGAAACAGCACCGCTAAAAGTAACAAAATCGTTAACAACCGCTCCATGTGCAGTGTCCGTAACAGTAATAGTGGCATCGCCGTTTACAGCCGCAAAAGTAACATCTCCCGCTGCTGTAGTTAACCTAATAGGAGTAATGTCGTTATAAGCCCCGCCTCTTTCAATGTAGTACTTAAGGTTAGTACCTACAGAAACAAGATTCTGAAGACTTAAAGTAGCCCAGTTATGTAAAGAGCGTGCTACTCCTAGATAAGTATTAGCAGACAGTCGTTCCCAACCACCTATCTTTTGAGGCAACCCCCTTCTAAACCGCACCTTTTCAGTTTCGTACCAAGAACCTTCAGCCGCATAACGGGTGTTTTCTCGGTCTACTCCTGCTTTAAACTGTACTTTTTTGTAAGGCATTACTCTACATACTCGCCTGTTTTAATTAAGTCGGTAAGCTCTAATGCTCTACCACCCACTTGTTTAGCCCAACGTGAGTCTAAGAACTCAGTAGCCGCTTCTGCGTATTCTTCCCGTTCCATCGCAGATAAAGCACGTTTAAAACCTCGTAAACGAGTTGCACCAAGATTAAAGCTAATGTCAATCATAGCATCTCTACGTACATCATCTAGCTTGTTAAACCACGGATACTCTTTTGCTAACTCCTTGATAACACGTTCAATATCGTTTTCAAGCAAGTATTCTACTTCATCTTCTGACAGACCCATGCCGCCGCGTTGGTCAATGTTTCGCCCTACCCCTACAGTAATCTTTCCTTCAGAACACTCGTAAGCATGGGTTTCTACACCTTCATGGCGCTTTAACATGGCAATTAACTTTTCCATTTTACTCACTTCGTACTAGACCCAGAGAACCAAAATGCCGCCATAGTCCCCAGAATACCGCTTAATTGACCTAGCACCAGTGAGATAATAGTCTCATCATTCTGGTCATGGGGCATTATTGTTACGGTTAAGACATACGCTCCGTACAGCAGTAACGCCAGTATCCCAAACACTTTAGGAGTCCAGTCGTTCTTAAAAGTTTCTCTAGCGTGTTGTCTGTCTTCTAACTCGGACTTAAAAGATTCCAAGTCAATTTCCATTTCTTTAATACGGTCTTTAAACTCGGTATCTGCTTCCTTCAACAGCACTGCTTTCTCAGGCTCTCGCTCAAGAGACTTAAGTAATCCACCTAGTTTCATATAACATCAACCATAGTTTAATCAACGCTTCAGCGTTGTTAATTACTTTCCCGTAGAGTCTTCCTCCACGATCTCGTCAATCGTATCGCATACGTCTGGTATGGCTATGCCAGTAGTCACCTCAGTAGTGACGCGCCCTACAGCCCGTATGCCTTTGTATATCCCAGAGCAGTACAGTTCTTTGTTGGCTATCATCTCCTCAGAGACTGTACAACCAGCCATTAGTACACACAACGCAACAATTCTAACCATCTTTAACCTCATTAATAAGTGTTTTTAATTCTTTTACTTCTTCTTCACTAAGTTTAAGTTCTTCGTTTTGATTATCTAAAAACCCCTCTAACCGTTCTTTATAGCCTCCCATAAAGTGGTCAGTAATCCGGTCTTTTAACCCACCTCTGTCTTTATCCCGTAAATCTTTTGTAGGATCAATAAAGTCTTGCCCACTATTGGCAAAGTACAGCATAGTCTGTGACTTAGAAGGGCCATAGCAAATGCGGGGTATACGCGCCACCATGTCAGAACCAGCCACGCAGGAAATTTGTTTATCTAACGTCATAGGGCGTTTAAATCCCTTGAAGAACGTATTCGGCTTACCAAAGGTAATAAGATTGAGGTTAGGGTGTTTCTTCCACAACTTAGCCGCTGTTAGCTCTGCTAACGCACCACCAAGACTATGCCCACAGACTAGTGTACGTTTCTTCATATCTAGGTGTTTTTTAATCTTACGCCACACTGAAGCATGGGCAGCTACAAACCCGCCGTGGCACAACCTACCTGCGTAAGGTACGGGTACTACCATTGCATCGGTTAGCCAATCTTGGCCTTGTTGTGTACCCCTGAATGCAATCACATCTATCGTCTTACGTTTAGCTATATATACAGTAGTAGAGGTTAGTCGGCTTTCTATCTTGATGGACTTTTTGTTCTCATCATCGTACGCCTTCATACTCCACGAGCAAGCCATATTAAGTAGTACAGGGTCTAGTTTCATTACTCAGCACCTAATCCAAATATTAAAAATACTACTCCAAAAATTACTATGACTGTTCCTATCACCCACCCAAACATTACCGCTAAGTCGTGTATTAAAGCGTCTTCCTGTTTGGTTGCTGCCGCTTTCGCTTTCTTCTTAACTGCTCTTTTCTTCTCAATCTTAGCGGCCTCTGCTTTGATCTTAACCCAACGGTGGGTTTGTCCTTTACGTGAGTAATGGTCACGTATTTTGTTCATCATCTTTTCAATGCGCTCTTCCTGCTGGTCAATAGTAATGGCTTCCTCTAAAGCACTTCCTATCATTATGTCGTCATCACCAGCCAAACGTGCCCTTGTAATATGCTCCTCAACTTTTTTCTTAGCAGTAAAGAAACGGCCCACTTCACCAGCCATATCCTCCACTTCTTTCTTTTTAGCAATCGCACCCTGAACCATGACAAATGCGCTGTCCAAGGCTTTAATCGCTATCATCGCTTCCCCAATCATTTGTACCACCTCGACTCGTTATCTGCGTTAATATGGCGGCAATGTGCCGAAATGTCGGGTGCTTCGGGTTGGTTATTTAACCTTTGGGCAAAATACAGGCAACGGTCTATGTCTTTAAAACACAGAGCTTCCTCGCAAGTCTGCGATACTGTTTGCCCACCTATAGAAACCATCAGGATAAATAACACCATGACTCATACTTACCAATCGCCTGTCCAATGTTTTAAGCCGAACTCTTTGTAAAGTTTACGTTTTTCTGTTTCCCAATCTAACTTCAGCGCACCATTTTTATAGATAACAGTATCATATGGCGGGTCTTCATCGTAAACCTTTATAAATCCGCTAGTACTGGCTTGTTGCTTAATTCTTTCAAAAACCTCTACCTCGGGGTCTGGATCAATCATTTCTCCACAAAGTGCTTGAGTAACAGCGTGCATATAAGTTTGTGGCCCTAAAAAATAAATATTATCGTGTCCTTCTATTAACCTTTGCACGTACAAAGAAGCCGCATAGTTATACGTTGGGTTTTCAGGTGCTGTCATCATAAAATCATGTGAGAAATCATAGTCTCTACATATAGGTAAAACCCACTTATCCCCTTCTTCTAACAAGCTATCAAAGCTAGTATTACAAAAACGATCTATATCCATATAAACACCACCTTCGATAAACAGTTTGACTAAACGCCAAAGGTCTGTTTTCTGGACTATGTGTTTATCTTGGATCAATTCATAATGCTGTGGTTCTAATTGCTCTTTTAAGTAAGCGTCTACTTCTGCATCATCATAAATAGTAACTTCCCAATTTGGGTTTAGCTCAATAACTTTTTTGACTCCCTCCACCACTAAGGGATTTGTACTTTCAAGAATACTCTTGTCTTTCCACGACATATGTACTGTTTTAGGAATCATTAGCTTTTAAATTTTTTCCTATATGCAAAAGTAGTTCATGTTCTACTTTAGCTAAAGTATCTATATTAGTAACACGCATATCATACTGCGAAGGACGTTCAAACATTTTGTTAGTATCTGTGTATTCAGAAATTTGCACCGTGTCCATCCAAACCACCAAATCAGCGTTTAGTTTTTTACGCCATGCGTCTATAGGGCAAATGAAATCTAAAAAAACTAACCCTTTTTTATAATTAGCCGCTTCTTTCATCCGGTTAAACTGTCTAAACCTTCCCTCCATAGAAAAGTCCCAATCGTGCAAAGCCGCCCTAACTTCATCGGCGTTAATGTGACAACCTCCATGCTTTGCTACAAGTGACTTAGCCAACGTTGTTTTTCCGCTGTTGGGTAAACCAGTAAGTAACACCACACACTTTTTCATATTTTCAAATCATCGTTGCGGGTAGTGCTTCGGCCTTCTAGTGGCCTCCCTTTAATGGTCGTATCTAATTTATCGCCATCCCATTTGTTGTAGGCATAAACACCCATTTGATGGATAGGAAATAAATCAGCTCTTAATAAAATGTCTAACGGCCCTGTAAGCCCGTATTTAATAACGTAAGCCAACATACTTTTAGCTACCGCAGGATCAATAGCGTAGGCATGAGCGCGACAAATAAAATGATAATTTGGGCCTTCGCTTGCATGAGGAGGAGTTGGTAACACATCCCATCCCTGTTGTACTTGTTCATGGCTTCCTAAATAACAAATAGAATTATAAACAGCGTGTTTGGTATAGGGCTTCACCATTATGCTGTCATGCTCCAAGACCACCAAAGGCTTATCTTCTGTTACACATTTTGCCCATAACGAAATATGGGAAAGAGCGCAAGCAACTTCTCCTCTTGTCATGTAATGGTCTATGATTTTAACGCAATCCATAATCGGGTTATGGTGATCCGGTGCTTGTATTTCACCGTCAATGCCATTGTAAGCATCCCAATATTTGTATTGTTGTCCTACCTGTTCACAAGAAGCTGCACAATTTTTAGCCTTACACTCAGAATCCTCAAGTCCTTTGACTCGAATAATATACGCTGAATCTACTTCTAAATTGTAAGAGAAAAAAAGATTCACTATAAACCATCCACATCATCATGTGTTTCGGCAGCATTAATAACATCTATACGGGATTCATAAATTGCTTGTGCGGTGGCTACGGCTGAAGCGTCATACTGAGTTGTAGGGTAGTTATCTATTTCTTTGGCTAACTCTCTTCTTACTACTATTTCAAAATCAGCGTTTGCTGAAGCAACTAAACTGCCTTTACGTTCACCAACTGTAAGCTCTCTTTTGGCCCACACAATTTGTGCTGGAGTAGCCTCAAGGTCAAAAGAATGTGTTGTAAACATTTCTCGGTTAGCAACAAGGTCTGGAAAAACCTCTACTGCTTCACGCCAACCTTCTTGATTACTAGGCGGCGTGGTGTCCCAAACTTCTTTCACTTGGCCGTCTACAACTTGAATCCAATATCCTGTTTTTGTAACCATGTGTATCTCCTAAATTTTCTTTTACTTTTTCAAAAGGCTCATCCCAATTTCCATAAGTCGTTTGCCTAAACAAAGTAACACTGTCGTACCACTCCGACTTATTTCCCGGTTTTGCCCACAAATAATAAGGAAGAATAGGGACTAGTATCCAAGTATCTACCCCCATTGCCGCTGATAGGTGAGCTACAGAAGTACATGAGGTAATTACTAAATCACAAGTTGCAATAGCGTGTCGAGTGTCGCCCCAATGTTGAAGTGAAACTTCTTTTACCCATTCTGGTTTATGCTGCGAACCCTCGTCACGCTGTAAAGATACAAAATCTGCCTCTATATCCTTTACTGCATCAAACAACTTACTGCTTGGAAATAACCTATGCTGCTCATGTTCAAACTTTGGATTGCCTTGCCATCTAAGCCCTATTCGTAATTTTTTATTTAGAGGAGTTAGCGGCTTAGAAATATAAGGTGACCCATCAACATCGGCATACTGTAGCTCAAGAGGTATCACGGCAGACATAGCAGGAACCCAAAAATCGTGTACGACACCACCCGCAGCTTTCGTTACAACCACGGCACTGACACCGGGAACATCTCGAAAAAGACTTGTTAACTCTGGAGAGCAAGCCACAATCACCTCGCAACCTTTATTTACAATGTAGCGCACCATTCCTGCACCGTGAATCTGATCGCCTAAACCACCTTCAAGGTTAAGCAAGACTGTACCTTTGCTTTTTCCATCCCAAAGAGGCACTGGCGAACTGGGGTTGGGGTTACCAAATACATCTTCGTTCCTACCCCGTACAAGAAGGCGGTGTCCGTCTAAAAGTTTTCCTTTACGTAACTCATACCATCCACGATTAAAAGCCGCTCGGTCATTACGGGGTTCTTCACGACCAAGTTCGTCTCCTAATTTTGCTGCCTCATCTAAATTACCAAGCAACCCTGCCGCTAACATCATGTCTAACTTATGTATAGGAAGACGCGAACTTGTCTCACCTTGCCAAAAACGAGGTTGGACAAAATCTCTGTACCGATGTTGTAAAACATCTTGCGCGGAAGGAACAATAGCTTGTTTTAATTGTTTACGAACATCATGTAACCCTTTTATGCCCCAGACTTCTTCGTCTTTTTCGTGAAGGCCAGTAGCATCAATATTGTCCGTATCATAGGTATGGGGAGAAAGTTCTAAAAACTTTTCTATCCCTCGTAAAGTTTCTTCTGGATTACTGTTTAACTCATCATAATCCACATAATAAATATATTCTCTCTTCCAGTGATGAGCTTTTAGCAAATCTACATAAGATTCTTGAATATGCTTAACGTAGGGAGATTCTCGTAAAAAAGAAGAAAGTTCATTAGGTTTTGCAATGCGTACCATAGACGCTACACAATCTTCTACATTGCGAACGGTAGCAATAATCTTAGGGGGATAACCCAAAGACATTTCCATAGTGTGTATATTTTGCGCTTTTACCCACCCTCTCTCTTTATTTAAAATAATGTTTTTATCTGTATCCCGACATTTGACTTCGCAAAGTGCTTTGATTGCATCGCCCTTTTCTTGAGGAATCCTATCAGTACCGATCCGCGCTGGCTCACACTCTTCCCAAGCTCTTAGCATCGCCGTCAAGATTCCTAATAAGCCAGACGTTGCGGTAGTATGTAACTCAGGATGTTGTTTTAAGAGTGCAGCAAGTACGGTAGAACCCGACCGAGGTAGTCCTGCTAAGAAGTGGAGCTTTTTCATACTTTATGCTCTACCTCCCATAGCAGTAGCACTACCGGTTGTACCTAGATGTATAGCCGTCCAATCCGTTTGAGAGCCTATTTGTACAGGGGAAGAATACTTTACGGGGTTTTTAGTGCTTTGCCCCGCTTGACCTATCCAATTAGCTCCCCATGCCCATATAGTTCCATCGGTTTTTTTCGCAAGAGTTATACCGTTTCCGGGCCTAATGTCTTCCCAAGTGGTTAACGCACCCACTTGCTGAAAGGTGGTCTGAGTGGTGGTCGTCACATTGCGCCCAAGTTCTCCATTATTGTTTCTACCTGCCATATACAATTTACCAGCGTCAATGGCTCCTGAAGTTTGATAACCTGCGCCACAAGCCGTCCAACCCGTACTTGAACCTACTTGGTTAGGACTATTCGTATTACCTGTACCACCATTCCCCAACTGCCCATAATTATTATTTCCCCAAGTCCATAAAGTGCCATCTGTTTTAACATGTATTTGGTGATTTTCACCGCCGCTAGCTCCTTTTAGCCAGTTGGTTAAAGAGCCAATTTGTACAGGGGATGATTTATTTGGCGTGTCTGTGCTATTACCTAAACCTCCTTGAGAAGCTATCCCCCACGTCCACAGAGTGCCATCTGTTTTGACTGCTTGAACCGCCGCGTAACCCCCTCCAGTAGTCCAAGCCCACGTTGTAAGCGACCCAATTTGCACAGGAGATGAATATTTTGAAATGTCGCCTGAGCCAGTGTTTACTCCAACCGCTCCGTAATCATTCTCTCCCCAACCCCAAAGCGATCCATCTTTTTTAATGACGTGACAAGCAACGCCTTCTTGGTTTAGAACTCCACCCGTCCAATTAGTTAACGAACCTATTTGAATAGGCGAAGAAGCGTTAAGCCCTGTATTCCAACAACCAAATCTTCCGTCTCCGCAACTATACAGATGACCACTTGAACGAGTTCCAACAAAGTTATAAGCACCTGAAAATTGAAGCCAATCTGTTTCGGAACCTAATTGAATAGGAGAAGAGCTTTCACCCGCAGTATCGTTTAAATTTCTTGCTGATGATCCGTTATAGTTACCACCCCAAACATAAAGACTAGAAGGCGTAGCGCCTGAAGCTAACGCAAAGTTGCCCAGCATCATTAAAGTTATTCCAGACATAAGTAGTTACCCTTATATGTTTCCAGTAATGACACACACGGTTGCGCTAATAAATAAAATAGTGGCAACCCCTCTCGTGGCTAAAGTTGCCGTAGCAATATCAGCGTCCTCACCTGCTTTGTAAGCAGTAGTGATTGTACAAGTTATGGTCACATCACCTGTGGTGTTATTAAAAATAGAAATTACATCGCCTTCTGCAAAAGTAGAGTTAGGTATTACAATCGCACCGCTAGAGCCGCATTGGACATATTTGCCAACATCCCCTACAGCAAGCGTGTAACTGCCTGTTTTTGTTCCCACCGCAGGAGCGTTTCTAAAACCAACTTCATCCGTACCGTCTGCGGTACAACTTTGAAGGTTGCCTGAAGCAGGGGTTCCTAAAGCTGGCGTAACAAGAGTTGGACTTGTAGCAAACACTAAAGCCCCTGTGCCAGTTTCATCAGTAACCGCAGAGCGCAAATTAGCACTAGAAGGTGTGCCTATCCACGTTGCTACTCCAGTGCCGAAAGATGTAATTCCAGTGCCGCCATTTGCTACAGGCAAAGTACCAGTAATTTGACTTGCTAGATTTAGATTAAAATTAGCTAAAGCGTCTACAACAGCAGCTCCAGCCCCTGCTCCATCTAAATAAACTATTTTAGTTTCCCCAGTGCCAATATTAATAGTAGCACCTGAACCTTGTTTAATGGTTATGGTCTGACTACCTGTAGTGGCATTTTCTATCCACATTAAACGAGATAATGTATTAGGAGCTATTGTAAGTTCTCTAGTAGCACTTAAAGTAGCACCTGAAGTAACTTTAAAATAAAGTGCTCTTGCTGGGTCTGCCGCACCGTCAGCAACAGTTGTAGTAGCGTTACCGTCTGAAGCAAAAGCTGCTTGTGTGTTGTACCCAAGCGAGTCAGCAATAAGCTCTAAATTAGTATTTGTACTAGTACCCCAAGTGCCGTCTTCATCACCCGTGGTAATTTCTTTAAGCCTTAAATTGTTTACGTAAGTAGCCATGATATATTCCTATGCCGCTTTGTTTATATCTACCCAGTTAGGTGTTTGTGAATCATTTATTGTTGTCCAACCACCCCTAACTACCGTTCCTATCGCACCCGTACCGCTTACACCCGTAGGCACTATTGAGCCACTAAACGTTAACCCTACAGTCCCTACCGCGCCTGTTCCTGCTACACCTGTAGCTGTTGGTATTACAGTGGCTGTACCTGTTCCTACTGCGCCTGTTCCTGCTACACCTGTTGGAACAATCAACTCTGCAAAAGAAATGACTACAGTTCCTACTGCGCCTGTTCCTGCTACACCTGCTGGGATTACTGTATCATCTCTGATAATCCCTACACTACCTACTGCGCCTGTTCCTGCTACACCTGTTGGTACAATAGCGTCTGAAAGAGCTATGCTTACAGTCCCTACCGCGCCTGTCCCTGCTACAGAGACATTTCCGTTGTCTCCCCACGCACCGTCACCCCAACCATTTTTACCCCATACAGCACCGAGATACACAATGTTGTTATAGGATAAACCTAATGTCCCTACCGCACCTGTCCCTGCTACACCTGTTGGAACTGCAACTCCAGTGCGATTTATGGTAACCGTGCCTACTGCACTTGTCCCTGCTACACCTGTTGGAACAATATTTTCGTCCAGAACAAAACTTACTGTCCCTACTGCACCTGTTCCTACAACAGATACATTTCCATTAGCACCCCAAGCACCGTCACCCCAACCGTCTTTACCCCATACAGCGCCAAGATATACAAGTTTATCTGCCACTATTCAGCCTTAAGCGATACGTATAATCGCAGTAGAAGCACCCGCAGCGGGGAACTGAATGGTAAAGTCGCCAGTACTAACAGTTTGGTCGCCACTAAAACTTAACACTGCACAAGCAGAATTAGAATTACTAGTGTTATAAATCATCGCTCCACAAGTAGTAAAAGAAGCACTTGACCAAGTAGTGTCATTAAAATCACAAACAGCCGTAGTGCTAGAAGCAACTGGAGTTACGTTAGTGAGAGTATTACCACCTGCACTATAACCAGAACCACTTGCCTCATCGCTATTCCCAGTAATATTAGTGTAATTAGTGCTTGCTGCACCGTAAGTACCCGAACCCGCTGCCTGAGATTTTAACAACGCTATTTTAAGCGTGTCAGCTCCGTTCTGAAGATCGTGTAGCCCTTTAAGTAATTCTACTTTAAAACTTGTGGGCATTGCTGTTGCTACTGTTATTGCCATGTTATATCTCCAATAGTTTTACAAGTTCCGAATGCCCAGCATCACGGAATTGGTTTGCCAAAGTTGTGCGATCTGAACGAATAGCCTGTTTCATATATTCGATCAACACCCCACGGATTTGCTCTTTAAACGCTTCTGCCTGTTCCACAACCAAAGGATGGCTATTGCCACCCACATAAATTATTTTATCTAACGCCTGTTCTGCTAACTCCTCTACAGTAAAACCACGCTTTGATACTGTAGTTACTTTCACAGTCCCTATTTCTACAACACTTTCAGAACTTATCATTAGATTGACTCTGCTCTAGTTTGACCACTACGGTAAGCATCTTCGCGTAGTTTTCCGTCTCCAAGATTTTTAAGTAACGCTACGGATTGTACGTACATTTTCTCATATGTAGCTATAACATCAGGCTCCCCTTTTTGAAACCTAATCGCTTCCATTAAAGCACCGTTTAATAACGCAGAATCAAATTCCGTACCTAACCATGTAGTTCCAGCAGTAACTATAGACTCTGGATAATAAGCAAAGTGTAGTTCTGCATCAAAGTTAGCATTAGGAGTTGGCCCTACTATAAAACTATTTTGATCAAACACAGCGTAATGAACTGGCACTCCTGTTGTAGCGGGGTTTGGGTATGCTTCACGCATAAAATTAGAATCTTTATCTAGCAAATAAATGTAATCACTTCCGCTAACAATCGCTAAAGAGTAAGCGTACAAAAAACCAGAAGGCATTGTTAAATACTTATTCCCACTAGTTAAAGAACCTGTTTGGTTTTTTCGCAGTGCAGGTAAAGAAACCGTAGTGTATATTTTTTGCTCTGCCTGTTTAGTAAACATAGCAAGTTGATCATCTGTGAACGTTTGCTCACAAATGTCGTTAATATTGGCTTTAAGCTCTGTGTAATTCACTACGCCATTGGCCCTCTTGCTTTAGTACCTTTGGTAGCCGCACCGTTACCACGGGTTTCTACACCACTTGTTTTCATATCTATAGGCTGGTTAACTTGTGTGCCGGGGCTATAGACTATAGGCTCATTTGGAAACTCTATAACTTTAGGTGCTTTTTTACTTTCTCGTTTCATTCTAAATACCTCTTAAGGTGTATTGGCTTGACCGCCCATACCACTATGAGCAGAACAATAATAATATAAAGTAGGAGCTGGATCAGCGACTGTTATTTGTGTATATGCTCCTGCATTACCGGGAACCCCACTAGTACTGACTCCAGTGGTGTATTCTGATCCCCCATTCCATGTACCATTAGGCGTAGTAGAGAACCGTAACGGGTGCGTACCGTTTGTACCATCTGATTGGTCAAACTTGTAAGTTAGTCCTTCTGTTAGTTCTATTGTAGGACTCACCACGCCTCCCAAATAAAATTTATTACCCGTCCCATACGAGTTTGTACCTGTTGCAACTGTTACTATAAAAGTATTCGTTACTATTCCCGAAATAGTTACAACTCCAACTTTACCAAATCCTACCACTATAGAAGGATCAACTGGCTCTATGTGACCTCTACTTGCAGCTAATTCTGCAAAGTCAGGTCTGGGGTTTCTAATAGCTTGCGGGTCATCTACCGGAAACTCCCCTAACCTGTTCTGAGGTTGGTCAGGATTCCAACACTCAGGACACGCTTTTATTTCAGTTACGTTCCCTCGTTGAACCAAATTTCTTAACTCTCGCAACCTGTACTGAAACCCGCATATGTCACAGATTGCAAGTGCCTGTTGTCCCGATGCAAACCTCTGCGACATATCTACCTCATACTTTATTACGTATTAATGGTACTAGGTTAATAGACGCTTTTTCTCTGTCCTCCTTCGCAGCCAAATCAAACTGACGTTCGTACTCTGCCTGTAACATAGGCACTCTTGTAGCTAGTTCAGAGTCTTTCATAGCTACATAGTAAGCTAACCCCGCTACCAAACAAGGTAAAAATCTAAAGTTAACATCCGCAGTTTGCACTCCACTACCCGCATCTTGAACTCTTCTCATACGGTAATACTTTAGTATATACGTAGGAGAGTCGGCAGTGCCTTTATCTGGCACAGGCCACAAGGTTGCTTTTGGGTTGTCCCGCGCTCTATCTATGTAGATTTGTATGGGGCGACCTTGACTTAGTTTATTCGGTATTGTTGCATAAGTAGAAACGCTAATACGAGAAACAGTAAGATCAGCTTGTGTAGACACACTTCCACTTCCAGTACGAATAACATGTTCTAGTAAATCAATAGTGTCAGCGGGTAAATCATAAGTTGCAGTTCCAGCAACTAAATTAACCGTACCTTCATCTATCGTCCACATATTGATCCCACGATTTTGCCACTCAATAGTAAGCAAATTCATAGACCGCCTTGCAGTACGTAGGTCATAACCAGAACGCATTTCACGCCCAGCTCGTTCCCACGCTTCTTCAGCGATTTCAGTGAAATCCATGTTAAATGTAGCAGTACCAGAAGTAGCCATAATTTACTTCTTCTTTTTCTTTACGTGAGCGCCTGTTTTCATTCTTTTAACGGTTACACCACCGCCGCCGCGCATTTTCTTAGTAGTTACACCACCACCGCCACGCATTCTACGTTTTTTAACTGGGCCTTTCTTTTTAGCACCTGCCATCTTGTAACCTCCTATAAAATTCAGTACGTAATTTATACATTTCTTCTGTATCGTATTCTTGGAAACTTCTATCGTAGTACCCAAGAGGTCTTAACTTCTCGGCAGCTTTCTCTAATTTAGATAGTCGCTGCACAAATAACAAAGCATATTCAGTATCTATCTCTGGTTCAAACGCTTCGCTATCTAATAACTCTTGCTCTCCATCATCAGGATGAAAACCCATTACCCACATATCTCTATCTCTAAAAACATTATCTGCAATGGCTTTGTTAACGTTATCTACAAACTGATGAAACTCATCGTTATCCTTTATAAATTCGGTATCAGCTATAATCACTAATTCTTTTAAATCACTCCAATTATGAAGTGCCATATATAACTGCTTGTAATCTTCTTTTTCAAACTTAAAAACTATGCTTACTTTATGTTCTTGCCATGCTGCTTTTGCATAAGGACAAGCTGGTAAATTGTTAAACTCTGAATTACTTGGTTCTAGTACCTGTGCAGACCAATCCTTAATTTCTTTGACTATTCCTGTTCTTTCTTTCCAAGTAATCATTTCTTTTTCTTAGCAGGTTTCTTTCGTCTAGCGGCTTGAACTCTTCTTGGTTTACCTGCTGGTTGCCCTAACCGTTTCTTCTGGGCAATCCTTTTACTCTTTTCCGATTTCGTCATTTCTGACGATGTTTTTGGCGTTTTACTAGAAACTTTTTTAGTGGGCCTACAATAAGGCGTACCGCGTTTTTCGCCCTTCTGTCGCCCACAAGCCTTGCCTGTTCGCACATCTTTCCAATCTTCCTTGAACCAACGTTTTAAGGCAGCTCCCTTTTTAGTTTTACGAACAGCCACTAAGACTTATTTCCCCAGTTTTTTGCGCCTTTCTTACGACACTTAGCAATAGCTCCAGAAGCGTAAGCAGACGGAAATACTTTATACCGAGCTTTTACCTTATGGTAGCAAGCGTCTTTAGTAGAACCACCTTTTTTAAAGGTAACAGGCTTTATCCTACCCATTCCTCTTGATCGCATCATGCTCTTGTCTTCCCTCTTTGGGCTATACCATCACGAGGACACTTATGTATTTTGCCTCCTCGGTTAAATCCTTTTATTCCACGGCCCTTTAACACATCTGCTTGGGTAACTTTTCCATCTTTGTTGAGATCGGGAAAAGTTGTACCTCCTTTGTTAAACTTTTTACCTGCATCTGCTTTCATATACTCTTTCCCTACACTTTGTGATACACCCGTTTCTTTGGCAAATTTAGGGTTGTTAGCCACTGCCGCCATGAATTTGTGTTGTGCCTTAGATTTGCTAGGCATTTTTAACACTTCCACCGTTTTCTGGCTTGACGCAGCCTAGAATTAGGGTTCTTAGCTGCTTTTGGAAATTTTTTCATCTGACCAGCAGAACGCGCACAGAACGACTTACGCCGCTTTGCGTCCTTGCTGCCCTTCTTCACTTTACCAGTAACGGCTGTCTTGAGTTTAGAGCCGGGGTTGTCCCTACGATATTTAGCCACACCCTTCTTGGTCATACCTGCGCCAGATTTAGTCGGACGCTTCTGACCACCTTTAATGGTGTGGCCTTTCATAGTTCCCTTTTTGCCCGTTTGTTTAGCCACAAAACACCGTTACATTAGTAATGTTGCTTAGAGTCAGTATTGTAAAGTCGCTACTACTATTACTGCGCTGAGTAAGAATACCCTCGTCAGGTATAGTTACACTGTCAGCAAACGAAGAAGAAGATGCAGGAGTATCGACCTGTAAAAGAAGAGTTCCACTGGCGCTGTTAAGATTAAACTTCAACGACCCCGCAGAACCTGCACCTACATAATAGACACTCTTAATCCTAGTGCGACCAAAAGCCAACGAACCTGTAGTACCAATACTTACGTTACCCGCAGAAGCACCACTAGCCACTACACTAGTTACTACCGTATAGAAATTAGTAGAAGAAGCAGTACCAGCATTAGCTCCTGTTACTACTTCAGTAGCAGCTTCACCAGTAAGACTACCCACTTTAATCCCTGTTATGGTAAATGTAATACCACTATCGTTACCCGCAGAAGTAAACAAAAGTTTATAACCAGTACCACTAGGACTAACATCATTAGTAAGCAACGTAACATCTCCAGCACCGCTAATACTTGCTGCTGCTTTTAACAACGTAGCACTAGTGGAGGGAGTTATGGCGAAAATATCACCTTTGGACATAACTTACTCCTTAATTTCACCCCGCAATACAGCGGCTTTATACTCAGCAGTGCCGGGTATAAGGCCACCTTTTGCAGGTTTTTTAGGGGCCGCTTTCTTTTTAGCGGGTGCTTTTTTCTTAGCCGTAGCCATAATTACCCCCTATTAACGAGTTCCAGCGCCCATTAAATAATCAATAGTAGTCGCACGAGTACCTGATGCACTACCAGATATACTCATGGCTGCTATAGCCAGATTTTCGTCATCAGGGATATTTGCACTGTGCGTAGCAACAAGTTTATCGTCAATAAAAAACTCAACTTTACCAGTACCTGCTACTGCAATACCTAATTTGACGTAAGTATTATCAGCCATATCAATGCCTGAATCAGTAGAAGTTTCAGTGCCATCTTTCTCTGTTTTACACAGAATAGAAGCATCTCCATCATCTACTTGAAACACGATACGGTCTGTTGCAGTCAGCATGTTTTCTGGATTAGTAGCAAAATTAACGGTAAAACCAACACAAATGTCAGATTGATCTACATCGTTATTTTTAATACGAGTCTGAAAAAACATATTCTTGCTTGCTGCAACAGCAAATATTTCATTGCCTTGTACAGAACCACCGTCATTATCGGTAGTACCTGCGGAAGTAATCGCAAGCTCTCCACCTACAGTGTCAGCTACGATAGCTACAGTTGCACCGGAGTCTTTTACAACAGTCCAACCAGTGTCTAGCTCGTAGACAAAATCGTCTTCTAGGCAGTAGTAATCAGGGTTAATTGACATTGGCATTTCACGAAGGTCTTTGTAACCGGACGCATAGCCGCTGTACAACACGGGGGTATTGTGATGAGTAGCCATATAGTTCTCCTGTCGTGGCTAAAGTCTGCCGCCTCCCCAATGGAGCGCAGTCAGGATAGATTTATAATATATCAAAGAAAAAGGGGCAACAAGTGCCCCTCTCTCAACTAGCTTTAGCTAGCTCCGGGGGAACCGAAGATACCTAATGGGTCAGATACGCCAAAGCTATAACGCTCACGGGCTTTATATCGACTGTTACCAGTATCGAAATCAGCATCCATTGAGGTTTGCATTGGTGTACGCACAAAGTGCTTAAGACCATTTGGAACGTCAGTCATCAAGAACCAAGCATTGGTGTCAGTCAGATAATGGTTAACTGTGTAACCTTCTGGGATTGAACCATTATGCCGTAGGGCATTGATGTCGTTGTCAGATGTGTTCACACGTAACTCAGTATCTAGCAAACGAGTTGCCACAAACTGAAGATCAGCAGGAACCACCAACTTACGAGGCTTGGCTGCTATTAACAAACCACGCTCGTCAGTCCAATTAGCAATCTGAATGACCGCAGCTTCCAAAGAAGTTTCGTTCAAATCAGCGCCAGTAGCTGGCTCATTAGAGTTAGTACCACCAGACACCAAAGGGTGTGCAGTAGAACAAAGCTCTACACCATCGCCATAAGTAGTTGCTGGATCGAACGCACTGTTCAATATCGTAGCAGCCTTAACTTGCTTGGTGTAAGCCATTGCGCGTGCTAGTGCTTTGGTATACCGCGCAGACAAAGAGTCATATAGGTTGTCCTCAATAGCTTCTTCAGTTACTGAGAATCCCATAGAAATTGTCTCGTGGTTATACCGAGCAGTAAACGCTTCTTGGGCGTTATCGTAAGCAATGGCAGCGCCTTCGTTTTTAACTGGGGCAGCTCCAAAACCGGATAACTTAGTTTCTTCTTCAAAAGAACGGTCTGAGCTTTCAGTCTCGAAAATCTCAGCATGTTCTTCACCATACTTTTGATACTCCATACCAAATAAGGCATTTAAGCCCGGAAGGAGTTCTTTGAGTAGTTGTGCTCTTGAAATAGCCATGTCTCAATGCTCCTTAAATTCCGGTCTTGTTGGTGTATGAATGCGCGTCTGGGTTGAATTTAACCAACAAATCCGTAAACGCATCACCAACGGTGGACTCTGGGCCGTCAACAAAATCAACGATTCTGAAAGCAAAACCAGAAGTCGTAGCCGTTGTTGCATCTACCGCAGTGTTGGAATTACCTGTAACAGTGCTTCCAGTGCTAGTAGATTGAACCGCATCAAAATGAGTATTTTGACCCAAATCTGCCTGAGTAACAGAGCCAGCAGCCTGTACTTGGAAGACCACATCAGGATCATCAACAATATATGCTTTAGCGTCAGACGCTACAGTGCCCGTAGGCCAATATTGATTGAAAGTAATCTGTCCTGTGCTTGGATCAGTGTAGGTGCAACCAACAAATACGCCAATAGTACCTGCTGGAAATGGAGTTGAGTTATCTCCATTAGTCGTCACAAGTTCGATAGTACCTCCAGCAACAATGGAAACAACTGCTCCATTGAAAATGTTAGTACCATAACCTGACGCTATCTTTATCTGACGGGTAGAACCAGCGTAAGACTGTCCACCTATCAGATTTACGGCTTTTAAGCCGTAAGGGGTAGCAGAAGATGCCATGATAGACTCCTAATTAATCTTTACGAAAAGAGACCGTTGATTTCCTATCGTTAAATATAGGCATACGAGGGTCACTTTCGCGCATTAAGTTGTTGTCAACAGAACGCATTTGAGCAGCAGTTTGCTGCTTATAGTACTCATTACGCTCTTTAACAAGTTCTTCGGGAGCTTTGCAAAGCATTAGTCCACCTATAATAATATTATCCTTAAACCTGTCATCAGCGACAGCATCAGAAAATATCTCAGGGTGAGCATCTGTTTTTACTGGCTCCCAACCTTCACGTAATTTAGAAGAAACATTAGTAGCGTCTGAAACGCCTCTTGTGGCAATACGTATCCAACGATAGGCATACCCTTCTTCGGGCGTTGGGCTAGGCAGTGTATCGGGCCTATTCCAAGCCTGTTTACGAGTATCCTTTTCTCTCTTTTCGCTATCTCTGGACTTCTGTAGTTTATTATCAGCCATTTTGTTTCCTCGCTAATTCAGCAACCTCTTTGGCGTATTGTTCCAATGGAACCCCAAGTCTTTTCGCAACAGCTATTTGTGACTGCTTTAATTTCACCTTTTTAGGTGAAGTGCTCCGCGTAGCGGGTGCAACCACATTGCTTGGTTTTTGCTTGGGAGCCTCCTCTGGCTCATCTTCTATCCCTTCATCAAATTGATCGGGGAATATCTGTCGCATACGAGAATTTATCTTCTCGTAGTATTCATCTGATTGAGGACTTACACCCTCTTTCGTCAATTTCGTATGCAGTCCTAGAGCAAACGCGGTCATTTCATCGTCAGACCCAAACCAAGAGTTATTACTTCTCCATGCTTCGGCCTTTTCGTCTCGCTGCGGTTGTTCTGGCGCAAGTTGTTGTGATTGAACATTATTTTCAGTATTTTGTAAAGTAGTTTGGTTATTTGCAGGTATTTCCCGCTGTTTCATACCACTAACTTTATCTAAACGTATTTGAGCAGCGTTTAGCAGTGTCTGTGCTTGTAGCACCGCATCTGGCTCTCCTGCTTCATACGCTTCTTTGTACTGTTTTTGGGCAACGGCAAGCTCAGACTCAACCTGTTTCTTAGCAGATTCAATCAAAGCATTGTGGTTTTGCGCCCCTCTAGCGTTAAGTTCTTGATTTTGTTCAATAAGTTTTTGAGCGTAAGTTATTGCTTCTTCACGTTCACGGACAGCTTGCTCTTTGGCCCTTCGCTCATCATGGTATCCTTTACTAAAATGTTGGATACGCTTTTTAACTTTATCTGAGTAATTTTCTAACTCTGCGTTAGTAACTTCTTCAGGAGGTTCCGAAGGTGTGCGCCCTCTGTCTGCGGCAGGTGTATCATCCTCTACTTCTATTTCAACCTTATTATCTTTGGTATCTTCCTTTTTATCGGGCTTTCCTATAGTTTCACGCCCTACAGCTCCCTCTACTTCTATTGTAGTGTCTACTGCTTCTTCTTCCTTTACCTCTACTTCCTGTAGTTTTTCATCCTTTTCTGGATCAGGAAACTCATATTCTACGTGTTGCATTGGCATAATTTACTCCTTACGCACGAGTCAGTTTACTCGGATCGTCAATTACGGCTTCAATTGAGTCATCATTCATAATGCGATACTCAACATCACCCACTCTAAGTCTAGTACCTGTGCTTGCTCGGAATACTACGTAATCTCCTTCCTTACACCACGGGCCACTAGGGAAACGTTCTTTATCCTTATAGGCTTCATCTCCCATATCACAGACAACGCCTGTCATCTGGAGAATGTTTTCTTCCTTGATTGTTTGATTTGCTTTCGCAATACCACTATCAAACGTATCTTCTGCGTTAGATAAGGCCACCATAACCCTATAACCAACAGGCTTGGGAACATGTTTATCTAAGACTACTTCTTTTTGTCTTTCAAATTCCTGTTCCGCTATTTTCTTCTTTCGCTTGGCTTCAATAGCCGTTGTTGCAATCGCTTCAGGCATCGTCATCTTCCATATATGTACGCGAGAGGTCTTGTATTTCTCTGCGTGCGGTAGCTAGACCCCGGATTACTCCGCACGATTCCTTATATTCGGCGTAGTCTTGAGCACCACTACCGCTAACGAATTCTTCCTGTTGTTTCTGTAACTCAGTTAATTTTTCTTCCAGCACGTCAAAGACGGTCGTTGCCATAAAATATTACTCTTTTTTAGTTGTATCGGTTTTAGCGAGTTCAATTATAGTTTTGGCCTCATCTAAGTTCTGTTTTGCATCAGCCTGTTCTGTCATGGAAGCAATACGAGAAGCCTCAATAGCCGCAGTATTCTTAGCTTTCTGCGTATCCAGCTCTAATCTTGCTGCATCAAGCATCGTATCTGATTCGTCTTTAGCTGCTTTTCTCTGTTGTTCTTGCGCTTTAATCTGCAATTCTGCTTGTTTCATCTGGAATACAGGGTCTTGCGCCTGTTGTTGTTGAGCCGCTTGCGCCGCTTGCTGTTGTTTTTGAGCAGTAAGCTGTGAACTTGCTGAAGCCATAGCCTGTGAAAGAAGTTTCTCTGCCTGTTCTGGCATTTCATCTCCCATAGCAGGTAGTTCTACACCGAGTTGCGCTTCCATCTGTTGTCTGTACAAGAATGCCATGTGCTCTCCAATGTGAGCTTTTATAGCACCAACAACCTGTTGCCCCGTGGGGCTTTGCTGTATAAACCCACCAATCTGTGGGTCTTGCAAGAACGCTTCATGCACAGCAATATGGGCTTCATGGTCTTGATATATAAAGGCTTTTACTGGTTTGCCCATTAGTATATCCATATTTTCAGACACTGGATCGGCAGGTTCTACATCATCTGAAGTCGGTACTAATTTGTCTGCGTTCTTTATCCCTAACACTTCAATCATTTGCCGATGTAACTGAGGCAGGTCATAAATTTGTGGACTAGCTTGTGCCATTTGAAGCACTGTTTGATACTGCACCACACGTTGTGCCATTGTGCTGCTATTAGGATCACTAACAGGAATGACCTCTACAGTGTCGTAATCCGCACGTCTAGCACGAGGCTCTGCACGATTGGGCACATACATATATTCTTCAGGCGCATACTCAGCAATCAAAGCTCTGAGTAATTTAAACTCTTGTTTCATTGCATAATGGACACGCGATTGAACCGCAGCCATTGGTTTTAAAGTACGTTCTAGGAGAGCTAATGTAGTCCCAACCGGAGCGTTAGCACTCATGTCCGATATGTTCATATCAGAGATAGCGCCAAGTCTCCTACCTTCTTCTGTTATCTGTTGTAGTAAAGCAAGTAATGTTTGACTTGGCTCCTTATAAGGAAGCGTCATTAAATTGTCTTTTATACTGCCACTTGGCACGTCTACGTCACGAAACTCTCCCGGCCCTATTGGAGTATCATCTCCTTTAACCCTTAACCCACGAGATTTTAACCCTCCGGGCAAGTTTGCCAATGTACCAGCGTCAACTAATTGACGGATAATTGAAGTTCCTGCTTTAGCGTAACCACCAATAATGTGAATTAAACCAAGGCCATAGAAGCCAAATCCGGGTACATAAGAATAATGGACAAAATGTTGACGCTTGAGTGTCAAAGAATCGTCAGGGTTCCAGTTGCGCCTTATCGACAGTACTTCCCCTGTCCCCTGTTCGATACTAACCACGTAAGGTTTAGCTATCTGTAGAGAATCTTCATCTTCCTGATCCACACCATCAATAACAAGATCAGCATGAATTTCTAGTATTGTGTACCGATCATCGGTATTGAGCGTATAACCACCTTCTTCGGCTTTCTTCTCTTCAATATCCGTGTGGTAATAAACAGGCTCACCCAGTTCTAACTCTCGGTAAAAGCCAGCCGCTTGCAGTTTTATCATTTCATTCTTGGTTTTACGCATTACGTGTGTAACACGTTCAGCAGTCTCTATGTTAGACGCACCATAAGGCACAATTACATCTTCCGCAGGGATGTACATAGCGACCTGTCGCCCAAGATTGGGGTCATAGTACACTTTCTTAAATGCAGACCCTGCAAGACCAAGACTGTAAAGTAGACGTTCGTGCTCCGGGCGATACTCCATCATCACCTCAGTAAGCTCGTAGTTCATGTCCGTTTGGACACGCGATGCAGCGTCTTCTTTTTCTTTGGTGACTTCACCAAGTATCTTGGTCTTGACAGGGCCAGCAGCGGGGAACGTTTCACTCATTGCTTCAGCTTGAAAACGAATAGCGGCTTCTGCCAACACATTACTGTAGACTCCACAGGCTTCTTCCCACGGCTCTACACGTTCTTCGTACTTAAAACCTAATACATCCAACCCTTTAACAAAGGTATCTGCCCATTCCTTACGGCTTGACGTATCTCCTTCAACATGGCCTACAAGCTCAGAGGAAATACCTATTAAGTCAGAATCTTCTAAATATTCGGCAAGATTGGCATCAAATGGCGCTCCCATAGTCTCTTCAAGACCTTCTTCAGGAACCAATGTAATTTCGACAGACCCGTCATCTAAAGTCACCATCTCAGGGTTTACAATCCCAATTTCCATCGTGGACTCTTCTTCAACTCCTATTCCTTCAGGAGTCTGGTATAAACTTTTCTCAATAGCCATTAGTAGTACCCGCCTCTACGTTGCTTAAAGTATTGCACTTCATCAGGTTCATCCGTGGGTAATCGTATGAATCCACCCTGCCTAAATCGCATAAGCGCCATTACAGTTGCATCCACTAAGTCATCATTGGACATGAACGGGAATCCCGCTACTTCTTCCACAAGTTCTTCTGCCCAACGTGTTTGGGGAACCCACGTTAACCCCGATTTGATGATGTCAGCAACAGAGTTAAGACGCGCCATTTTATCGCCTGAACCTCTGTGAGGTGTGTATTCTTGCACAACTAAACCCATTCTGCGAAATTCTTGGTACAAAGGCGTGCCACTACCTTTCTTTTCCACAATAAATGCATCCGGTTCCCACTCCATGTACTCTTTATAAGACAACTCTTTTAGTTCAGGAAACTCTAATCGCTGCTTGATGGAGTTCAACAGGATTATCTCGTACCTGCCTTCTTCATCATTATGGAACACACCCCATGTAGTTATCGCTGTGTAGTCAGCACGGTTATGTTTCTCGGCTGCGGCATCCAGAGACATAATCAAATACTCACACTGTGGCGGGTTCTCATCTTTCCACTCTTTCCACCACTCCCGTTTCACCAGAGCAGCTTCTTCGGCGGTAGGTTCCTGTTGGTACTGGGCGTTCCACTGGAAAAGCGGCATTGAAGCCTTGGTACGGTGAAGCGCATCAAGATTAAAGAACTCAGGCCACAAGGGTTTCTCTTTATCATTGACATCCAGTATCGCAGGAAACTCCACTATCTCGTATTTGTCCGACAGCTCATTCTGCGCCATGTCCCGTGTCACACGCCCTGTCAAATCATCCAGATGCCACCGTGTTTGTATGATAGCCACCCGACCTCCGGGCATCAGACGAGTTCGAGCACCAAAGGTAAACCACTCATAGGCTTTATCGAACACATCAAGATTACCGTTAATGATGTCCTGCTCGTTATGCGGGTCATCTACCAGAAGCAGGTGTGCACCACGACCTGCAAGGGCTGAACCCACACCACAGGCGAAATACTCACCCCCCTCGCTGGTGTTCCACCGTCCTGCCGACTTACTATCCACCGCCAGTTTGGTATTAGGGAATATCTCTTGGTATTGAGGCGTACCTATGAGGTTTCTCACCTTACGTCCAAAGTCCACCGCAAGGTCTGTGGTGTGTGAGACCATCAATACCTTCTTATCGGGGTTCCTACCCAAGAACCATGCGGGGAAATAGATAGAAACCAACTGGGATTTACCGTGTCTGGGGGGCATATTGACACAAATACGGTCTTTCCCCGTGTTAGACAGGGGTTTGCCAGCATAGTCGTACTCTCGACCTTGTTCTATCTCCATTAGAAGGTCACCCAGTATGCGATGATGCTTGCCTACCTTGTAATCAGACTGCATACGCTTGCAAAACTGGATTAAATCACGTCTAGCCGCTTCAACACGCCGTTTTTTCTTATAATTTTCAACTACTTCGAGTAATCGTTGCGTTTCTTCGTCCGAATAGTTGTCTGCATCGGATAAAAGGGCTTCAAGTTCGGCTTCACTGGCTATTTCTTCGGTTTGAGTAGGCTGTAACACGGCACTCATGCTACTTGGCTACCTCATAGATGCCGTCTTTGTTCTCTTTTAGCTCTAATAGGCTTTCTTTTAGCTTTTGCCGTAGCTCTTGAGAGTTTTGGTGGGTTACTTTTATTTCTTTTTTGTCAGCAAACAGTCCAACTTCGCTAATTCTGCCGATATTAACTAAAGCAGAGATACGTTCAGAGGCTTTATCGCTCTGTGTCTCCAGAATAAGGCTGTTTACTACGAAATCACGGAGCTTGGCAGGGGTGGCATTCAACGAATTACCATGTTCTTTCAGGATATTCACTGCTTGGAGCTGCGATACGGTAACTTTCCCGGCGCTATCTGGTTTGGTAGTGGCTTTTTCAACAGGAGCTGCGGGGGTGACAAGCTGTAAATCATGCGCTTCCAGCAATTCTTTGTTGCGGCAAGCGGCCTCTGCGGTTTCGCGCACTTCTGCATACTTGAGATTTACTGGCAACTCAATAGGAGTAGCCGTTTCGGAAGAATCCATAGCGTTACCATCGCAGACCTAGTGTCGTAAGGTGTAAGTATAGGAACTTATTGAGAAAAGTAAAGGGAGGTTAAAGGTTCCATAAGGGGGTGGTTTCTAGTTTGGCGCATTATTTTTGACTTAGGTGGGTTTTTATTTAAAGGGGGTGGGGTCTTTTGCGGGTAATTTGTGATTTGTTGGTGCGTACTATTATTACATATACGTGTATGGAACCGTTGTCGCATAGTGGGGGGCGGGGACGGGAGGGGGTACGGGGTAGGCCACTCTACAGAAAAAAGGGCACGCCTTCGCGCACGCGCATATAAAAGAAATAAACTGTAAATCACCACCTATTTATACAAAAAACTTAATTAAACTATAAATAACTTGACATTACTACCAATCTATGAGACTATATAACCATCGACAGGGAGATGGAGTCGATAACTAAAATAACCAAATAGGTGATTTATGACCGATAGACCCAAAACGTTCGAAGAAAAAATAGTCGCTAGAGGCTTTCCAGATACACGAGTCGCTAGTCTTAAATGGGCAGTTCAACAGCTACACAGTGCAATTTGCCACTTAGATTGTGATTACCAGAAGTTGTTTGAAAAGGAGTATGGAGGTGAATTTGGTATCTACTCGCTTCTATATGATTACTCCGAGAGTGAATGGGGATTAAAACAGATATTCCCGCCTAGTATAGGCGACACCCATATAGACCAATAACCATAACCCGGCACAAGGACGTGCCACCCACTAAGGAATCAATTATGAAATGCAATAAATGTGACAATAAAGATTGGTCTTGGATTTACAGTAATTTGAAAAATACAAACATCGTTTCATTAGAAAAAACTTGTAACGTTTGTTTGACTAACGATGGATGGTTTGAAGAGATTGATGAGTATGGTCGCTCTACCGGTATACGAGGTAATCAATTTTTAGCCATCAAGAGAGACTATCGTGGTTCTCTCTCAGAAGAAAATTTAATTACACCCGTTATGGTATTTAAAATTTATTAATCAACCCGGCACATGGACGTGCCACTTACTTAGGAGATAGATATGAAATTAGTTTACTGGATAGCAGTTTGCACAGACGATTCAAGCGCCTACAACATTCGGGCTAAAACTCGGAAAGAGTGTAAACGATTACTGGAGAAACATCGGTCTGGAGGAGGAGGAGCGAAATTCTCAGACAATATCAAGCGGGTCGAAGTTCACTACGCCAGCGGATTCGATTTGATTGATCAGGCTCTAGGTGAAGGTGGTAT